CCATTAGCACTATTAGCTATAGTTTTTCTATCTTGACCTGTGTTTTTACTAGCTTCAGATATACTATCAAACTCTGCTAACAATTTTCCATCTAATGAATATTGTAGTACTTTCTTTCCACATGCTTCTGTAGCTCTTTGTTTTATTAAAGCTAATTCTTCAGCAGTTCTTACTTTATTTTTTCTAGACTCTATGTTAGCCTGTCTACATTTATCAGAAATCTGTGGTTTCCAATCTGGTAGTATAGCTGCTAAAGACGGATCTACTTTACTTGGAATTTCTTTATAATCTTCTTTATATAACCATATATATGGGTTTCTTTCAGATATTAATACTCTTTTCCTTTTTAAGGATGATATTATTAATGAAGTACTTATTCCAGTTTTTCTACTGGCTTCGTTTACACCACTATATTCTGTTATATAATCTCCATCTAAAGTATATTGTAATACTGGTTTTTTTCTAGTTTCACCGATTTTACCAGACTTCCAATACTTATCTCTACCTTCTGTTCGTACTTTACCAGCTTCAGATAATAACTTTCTAGTATATTCACTAGCTGTTTTACCAGAGTTAGCTATACTTATTTTTTGTTTAGTTTCTTCAGAACAAGGTCTACCAAAAGTACCATCTCCACCTTCTGTCATATTGTATCCCTTCTCGGGATTTGTAGAATCGTATTCTTTTATAAAGAACTTTTCTCTTTCTTTAAGTTCTTCTGCATTTTTACAGAACGATATGATATTGATATCAAATCCGTCTGCTCCATACTTTCTAAGAGCGTTATGGAATCTAAAAGAGGAGCCGTGTTCAGCTTCAAATAGATGCTGTTTAAATCTAGCACCAGCTCCTCTATTAGTTATACCTATATAAACTTTTCCGTTTACTTTATTTGTAATCTTATATACTTCGTAACTTAACATATAATTATCTGTTTAAAATTGTTTATATTTGATAAACGCGGATAACTTAATTAAGTTACTCAGGCTGTCAGGTAATTACATGTTAAAGTTAGTTAATTATTATTCTGCCATCATGATTAGCTCCCCACACGCCCGAGGATCTTTCAACATCAATCCGACCTCACCTAAGAAGTGTACTGAGTAACCATCCTTAGCATTAGAACGAACTTCTGTATTAGAGTGAGCGTAACCAGCAGGAGTTACAGAACCAGCTGTACACCAGTTAACGAATTCACGATCTTTACGAACTACTTTAACAATATTGGCTTCACCATCACGACGACCCAAATCCAAGAATGTCATACGGTAAGATTCCAACGGTTTCAAAGTAACAGGATGCAACTGACGATTATAAGTAGTATTGTCATACAACGGGAAATACTTCAAAGTCAATTCAATACCATTAGACATTGCGTAAGTCTTAAACTGACCACCGAACTTCAAATTATCACCAGAACCAGTTACGAATACTGTGTCAATCAAGTTCATGTTAGCCATCTTTTCTTTAAGTACACGGTCAAATTCACGCATACCCATTTCACCAGTCAAGGCAACGAACTTACGTTCATTAGTACCCAATACATTGTAAGACAGGTCAAACAAGAAGTCTTCCAACAGTTCAGCTGTCAAACGAGTATAATAACGTCTGTTAGACGGAGCAATCTGTTCCAACAAACCAGCACCAATAAATGCAGGACGACCGTTCTTACCTTTCAGATTACAAGAACCATCTTTGTTTACGTTGTTCTGATTGTATACCAAAGCTCTTTCAAGACGTTTGTACCACTCACGCATTGCAACCCATTCCTGGAATGTAGACCACAAATAAGAAGTTTTACCAGTCTTAGGATCTTTCAAAGCTACTGCCATAACTGTAGAGTAAGCAGAACCTGTGATATCATAAGACAGACGTACTGTAGTCAAATAGTTACGCATCTTGAAGTGAGTATTGTAATTCAGGATATCAGCCTCTTCACTGTATTCTTCATAAGCAGAAGCCAAACGGTTTACTTGGCAACCAGAAGCTAAAACAGCCGGGTCAATATAAGAAGCGGGACTACCATTAGATACAAATACTGTATAAACATACAGGTTGCCATCTTGATACGGAGCATCCTGAATACGTGCTTGACTCTTATCATCAAATTCGATAGTAGCACCAGGACCAAACCATGCATCTTCCAACCACAAAGTAATAGGAGTATTACCCAAACCTGGAGTAGAATTTTCACTAATTGCAGCGCCATTCCATTTAGCGTCACGAATTGTAACAGCTCTATCCTGGTCAATCATAACACCCCATTCAAATGAAGGCTGATCAATAGTCATTACATTTCCAAGACCACCTGTCAACATATCAAGAGAAGTACTGTAACCATTATCTTTAGTACCAAATACGTATGACAGGATAGTAGATACCTCATAAGGTCTTTGCTGAGAAGCGAGACTAATCTTATTAGTGTCGATCAAATCAGAAAACCATTTCCCCTTATAGAGTTGGAGGTTATTAAGAATATTATTATCCATAAAATACTAGTAATTTAATTTTTTTATTTATATAATTAATTATTATGATATACGCAGTTGTCGTGCAGCTGAGAACCAAATTGGATCATCA